TTTACTAGCAAACTCAAATGCAGCCGCTGCGGATGCAGTTATGTGCGCAATCAAAGAGCCAACCGCACCAAGCACACTTCCACCTACGATGATACGATTGTCGTTTGGGGATGCGGCACTCAGAAGAAAAAAGGTGGTCGCTGCTCCAACAAGGACATTCCGGAGCGTGTGCTGCGAGAAGCCTGCGCTGCTGCACTGGTTCTTGAGGACTTCGACGAGGATATTTTCCTTGAGCGTGTGGACACCATTCAGGTGCTGGACGGTCAGGTTCTGGAGTTCCACTTCTACGACGGCACCGTTTCCCAGATTGAATGGGTATCCACAGCCAAGAAGGATTGCTGGACGGATGAACACAAAGACCGCCAACGTGAGTGGATGCGCAACTACATGGCGAACGCTACAGATGGCCGCTATTCGGAATTCACCACCAGAATCCGCTGTAATAACTGCGGCAGCAACTTCCGCAGGAATACGCAACCCAGCAAGTCAGCCGACGGCGGCAAGATGCATTATTGGCGCTGCCCGACTTCCGGCGACTGCGTTACTACCGGCATTCGTGAGGACAGGCTCAAGGAACTGACCGCTTCGGTGATGGGGCTTTCCGAACACGATGCGGAAGCCTTCAAAGCACAGATCGAGTACATTTCGGTCGCTGCCGGTATGGTTCTGACCTTCCACTTCTTTGATGGCCGGGAAGAAAGTCTCCAGTACAATACCAAACGCCAAGGCACAGCATGGACACCGGAGCGCCGTGAGAAATTCAAATCTTCTATGCAAGGCAAATATACCGAGGAGCGCCGACAGGCCATGAGCGAAAATATGAAACGGATAAGGAGTGAGAAACATTGGTCGTCCAAAAGAAAGTAACCACAATACCGGCGACGCTGACCAGATTTACAGCAACGCCAATCAACCAGCAGAAAAAGCGCCGTGTGGCCGGATACGCCCGTGTTTCCACCGACCACGACGACCAGTTCACCAGCTACGCTGCGCAGGTTGATTATTACACCAACTACATCAAAGGGCGTGACGATTGGGAGTTTGTCGATGTTTATACCGACGAAGGTATATCCGGAACCAGCACCAAGCGTCGTGAAGGCTTCAAGCGCATGGTCGCCGACGCTCTGGACGGAAAGATTGACCTGATTGTCACTAAGTCGGTCAGCCGATTTGCCCGTAACACCGTCGACAGCCTGACTACCATTCGACAGCTCAAGGAAAAAGGCATCGAGGTCTATTTTGAAAAAGAAAACATCTGGACCTTTGATGGCAAGGGCGAACTGCTCTTGACCATCATGTCCTCACTGGCACAGGAAGAAAGCCGCAGCATTTCTGAGAACTGCACTTGGGGCCAGAGAAAACGCTTTGCAGACGGTAAGGTCACGGTTCCATTCAACCGCTTCCTTGGCTACGACCGTGGCCCGGACGGAAATCTGGTAGTCAACCCGGAGCAGGCAGTTATCGTGCAGCGCATTTACGCCATGTTCCTGCAGGGAATAAGCTACCACGGCATCGCCAAACAACTGACCGCTGACGGAATTCCTACACCCGGCGGCAAGAATAAATGGAGCATTTCCACTATCCGCAGCATTCTCAGCAACGAGAAGTACAAAGGCGATGCACTTCTGCAGAAGTCCTACACCGTGGATTTCCTGACCAAAAAGACCAAAGTCAACGAGGGCGAAATCCCACAATACTATGTAGAAAAAAACCACGAAGCCATTATTTCACCGGATGTTTTCGCAATGGTCCAGCGTGAAATGGCCAAGCGTGGTCGTGGCAAGAATTATCACAGCAGCGTACACGCATTTTCTTCCCAGATCCGCTGCGGCCAATGCGGATGCTGGTATGGTTCAAAGGTCTGGCATTCCAACAGCAAATACCGCAAGACCGTCTGGCAGTGCAATCACAAATTCGACAACGATGAACATTGCACCACGCCGCATCTGACGGATGAGGACATCCAGAACGCTTTCCTGTCGGCGGCAAACAAGCTGCTGGCCACCAAAGACGAGGTCATCGCCAACGGTCACGAGATGGTGGAACTGCTTTTTGACACTTCCGAGCTGGAAACGGAACAGGCCACTTTGCTGGAAGAAACGCAGCTGATTTCGGATATGGTGCAGCAGAGTATTTACGAGAATGCCCATGTTGCACTCGACCAAGCGGAATACCAGAAGCGCTATGACAGCCTGACGCACCAATTCGATACTGCTAAGGAGCGTTTGGAGACGGTCATGGCCCAGCTTCAGCAGATGCAGCTGCAACGAGCCGACATCGAAGCCTTCCTCCAGTCCTTTAAGGAACTGCCGAACACGCTCACCGAGTTCAGCGCTGAAAACTGGCATGCGCTGGTGGATTACGCCACCGTCTACAGCGCCGACGATATCCGCATCACCTTCAAGCACGGTCAGGAAATAAAAGCATAACCCCATAGACGCAGAAACGCCTCACCACTGGATTTGATTCCGGTAGTGAGGCGCTTTTTCTGTTATTTAAGGATTAGCCTTCGATAATTCCATCATTATCGTCTTCGTCTGAATCGATGGTTTCNCCACAGTTGGTGCATTCCCATTCGTCATCCCAATACATGATACCACCACAATTAGGGCAATTTTTAAAGTATCTCTCCCCAGTGTCATCTTCTAATTCACCGGAGCAATAAGGGCATCTGCTATACTCGGATTCGTCGTAAACTTTGTCACAAAACGGGCACATCTGCATAATTTTGTCCTCCTTATAATTTCATAATGGTTTTGCTTTACGCAGCACACTTTGTGTATGTATCAACAAGTGTCTGATGCGGCAACAGGTCAATCCCTAACGCTGCGGCCTCAGCTGCTTTTTCAACAGAATGATGTCTGCCACCAGATAAGTTTCTGATATGTTGGCTAACATCAAAAGGCTCCTGTGGAGAAGTGTACACTCTAACAGGAATTACTTCTTCAATCACCGGCGGAGCTGTCTGAACTATGGTGATGGACTCAGGCAGGTTTTCCGGTGTTTTGCTTAGGCTGTTTTCGAGGGACTCCCACAGTTCCTTGATGGCTTCCTTATTTTTAAGGCNAATTATAATCCCGATAATAGCTGTGACACTGATTCCTGCCATGAACAGCTGCTTCTTATGAGCCTTAACCCAAGCAATAAATCCTTTTTTATTTTCTTCCATTTGCATGCCTCCTTTACAAATCGTCGATATCATACCCACCGTAATACGCCAAAGCCTGAGCAATGAATAAACATCCTGCTTTCCCATAATTCCTCTCGTGCTGAAGCGCTATATCTCCACCGAGGAAGAATGGAGCCGTGTACTTGGCAATAAACTGCGGGGNAATTTTTCCGTCAAGCTCCGGTTCCATGTTGTGGCCCACAAGATACTCGTGCAGCAGTTTAACAACTCTCTGCACTATATCACTGTCGTATCCAAGGTCCTTCATGTCAGAGATAACTTGATAGTAGCCATGAAGGGCGTATGTGTGCATCATTCCTTCAGCATCAAAATTTTCAAACATTTCAAGAATGCGCTCCACATCATCAGGACTCCACTCTTGTGGGGCCTTTGAAATAAGCGTGTCCGNCATTTGCATAAATGGCGCTGAACGAGGGTCATCATAAAAGTTCCAGTTCTCGTGAGCGTACTCCAGAAAATCGTCGAATTTTATACTACCGATTTTCGATGTAGTAGGAACACGGCCCATGAATTTTATGCTTTTAGCAAACTCCAAATAAATTAGGTTTTCATCATGCTTGCGTTCCAACTCCGCTACCTTTTTAGCGATGGCAGTATCAAAATCGAAATCCGGATCATTCATAAGAGCATAGATTTCTTTCGCCGTAAATCCGATGCCTATAAGCAGTTTGATGCCCCATATCCTTTCGATGTCCTCATCACTGTAATCACGATATTTATTCGTTGGATTACGACTCTCGTTGGTAGGAAGGAGCTTTTCTTTCTCGTAATATCTAAGCATATCACGAGTGATGCCAAGATTCTCAACCACCCATTTTACTGAGTATCCCATCTGATCACCACCTTTCGATTATATAATACACCTTGGGGTCACACCAAGGTCAATAGGTTTCTCAAAAAAATTGTAAATATTCTATGTACAGAGAAACCCCACCACAAAGTAGTAGTGAGGTTTCTGTCATTTCTGTTCTGAATTTATACGAGCCAATGTTTCTAAGAAATGCCGACCGATGGCTTCCGGGTCATAGTTATTGGCTTCGCAGATGAAACGCAGACCGTCTGGTGTCAGCAGGCGACCATTGTTGCGGTCACGGCACATCTGCTCATAATCTTCTAACTGCTTCTTTGTTATTGTAGGCATCTCAAATCCTCCCGAATATAAAAACAGCCGGTTTTCTGCAAAACCGACACCCTAAACGACACCACGACACCCTTGTGCCTATGCCGCATTTCTTTGTATTAAATAGCGAGTCTTAATTTC